GCTGAACCAGTAAACCAAAATTTAACTAATGTAAATCAAAAGGCTATTAGATATAGGTTTAATGATAATTCAAATTTGGTGTTTTGTACTGTAACACCATCATCACCTAGTAATGTTAAACCAAATACATTACCATTTATTGGTTCACCAGACCAAGAAGTTATTATCACTAACACTTTTTTCTCACCATTCGTTGTTGAAATAGAAATGGTTGAGTACGATATTGAGACACTTGCTATTGGGTTATTCGGTAATCAAACTAAGAGTCTTGAAGATGGTATTTACACTATTTATAACTTTGAAGATAATATTTATAAACAATATAACTTATACGAAATCAAGGATAGATTTAGTGGAAAACCATTATTTGAAGTTAGGGAAAATAGACTTAATAATATTGATTTTGATAAAGAATTTAACGATATAGCAAACGTGTAATCTTATGCCTAGTAATGATAGAATAAAAGTAGTTGGATATGCTCAAAGAGTATTTTATGATAATGGAATTGAGTATAGAAATTTTAGTGATGATTTAGTTGGTAATCAATTAACAAGTGATGCTGATGGTACTAACTCTACCTTCACGTTTGGTAACTTTGTTACAACCGTAAATTACGAAGGCAGACTTAGTAGAATATTCTCAACTAAAAAATTTAGCAATTTTTATTCGCTTGAAACTCTTAAATTAGATGATAAAAGGGTTAACACTTTACTAAATAATAATATTAACACAACAATTAATGTTGATAAGACTAATTTATCTAATTTTGCGTATTTTGGTTCGGCAACGGAATTTGTTAGAGTTGCCCTTGAAAAAATAATAACTAATTGGCCAGCATCGTTATATTTAAACCCATTTAGAACTGAAGGTATAAACACTATTTTTGGTAACACATACTCTAATTATACGTTTAATTTAAACACTAATGAATCTACGTTTAGTGTTGATACTAATTTCATCATTAATAATTTTGATATTAATTATAAAACGAATGGTACTATCATTAATACATTTAATGAGGAAAATGATTTAAGAAATTTAACTGTAAATTATTTTGATTATGTAATTTACATAAATGATACTGAATACCCTATTATTGGTTTCACAGGTTCAAGTAGTGAACTTAATGATACACTATACTTTTCGGTTGATGGTAATCCATTTAACCCAACAGTTGTTACCTCAACAACTATTGAGTACCATATTAAACCTAAGAGTGAGCTTGAGGAAGAATTCTTTAACTCTTTAAACGAATATGAATCTTATCTATTAAATAGGTTATCCAACCCTAAATATACATCAAAGTATGTTTACAAGGTTGAAGTTGATGATGGTAGTATTGTTACTGCTAATAAGACTCTTACATGGCCAGTTTCTGATGGTTATAATATAGATTTTAATACAGCTGAATATGCTAGATTTGTGTCTGAATTACTACAAATTACGAATGGTAAGGATGGTATTGAGACAAATTTAATGACTAGATTTTTAACTTCAGAATCAATATCTGATTTCGATACAATCCCTAAGTGTGATGGTAGTGAAGAAGAAACAGCTGGTCAAAAAATGAATAAGACTCTTAAAATTTATGGTAGAGAGTTTGATGAGATTAAAAAATATATTGACGGTATTTCATTTGCGAATGTTGTAACTTATAATAAATTATCTAATACACCAGACCAGTTAGTTAAATACTTAGCTAGAGTTCTTGGTTGGGAATTAACTTCATCTTTAGTTGAAAACGATTTAGTAAACAACTATCTTAAATTAGGTAGTAACACATATCCTGGTTATTCCAGAGGTCTTTCACCTACTGAAGCTGAAGTGGAGTTATGGAGAAGACTTATTCTTAATTCAGCACATATATGGAAATCTAAGGGTACTAGAAACCCAATAGAGTTTTTCTTTAAAATGATAGGCACACCAGATGGTCTTATAGATTTTAATGAGCATGTTTATGTTGCTAAGGAACCAATCGATATGGATTTATTCTACAAGGTTTTAGAATACAATAATTTACCAGACGATTTAAGTCTTTATAATGTTGATGAAGATGGTTACCCTAAATTCTTTAGGGATACTAGAGATATGTATTTCCAGAAAGGTGGTGGATGGTATAGAGAAACAGCTGGTTCAGCTGCGACACAATACACACTTATAGGTAATAACCCACATGTTGGACCATATGATAGTGGTTATGAGTATATAGCACAATTAGAAAACATTATACCTAATTTTACAGCGTTTACTATTACATCAACTACAGTTACTACTGGTACCACACAATTATTCAATAACTATAACAATGGGTTAATGAATAATTATAATGGTGAAACATATATAGACCCAGTAGCATTGGACGGTTCTGATTTATCAAATGTAGTTTTATTGGAAACTAAAATAGTTGATGATTTTTGTCCACAAAGTGAATTAACTGATTGTGGTTGTGAACCAAGTGAAGAAGATGATTCACTTATTATTAATTTTGAGAGGGAGAAACCTAATTGTGAAAGTTTAACTGTTGATTGTTATTCTGATGATTTAACTTTTAGATATCTTAACTCAAAATATAACACAAACACCATTTATAATTACAATTATTATCAATGGGTGTACAGATTATATGATTTTAATGGTAATCCAGCGTCACTTAGATATAGTATGTTTGGACCAAAAACATGTTGTGAAACAAGGGCGAATGGTCACCCATATTATCATGAAAGTTTTAATAGGGTTTATACTAATGGTACAAGTTTATCAAACCACTTATCAAATGGTGGTACGTTATATGATTATGTAACAAGTGATTTCACTTGGACAAAGATTGATAGTGGTTATGTGTGTTGTATTTCACAAGGTATTATAGCTGATAACCAACAAAATGGTTGTGGTTGTGATTTATCTTGTCAATGGGAATTAGTTTCACCAAGCCTTAATGATATGTACTTATTAGATAATATTTATTACCTTAAATTTAGAGACCCATCGGGTAATCTAAGAGTCGTTAACGAAGCTGATAGTTGTTGGTGTCCAACAAGAACTGGTTTAGTTAGACCATATGTTATAACTGACCCATACACTAATAAAAAAGGTTATGGTTGTGGGTTAACGGCTAACGGTAGAGCTCACTTTATGACTAATAATAATTATGATACTAACTTCTTCTATGTCTTATATAAACTTAGACAAATGGGTCAAGAAAAGTGTGATGAAATTGGTTTAACTTATAAGTTAACTTTACCTAGAAGTTGGTACGAGTAATATTTACAAAAAAAATAAATAAAGTATATTATCAGATAATTATAATAAAAGAGAATAATGTTTAAATTTGATTTAGAAGATTACGCAAAAAGCTTTTGTAATTGGTCCACAAAATTTGGGGCTGAAGATTTAGGTTATAAATTTAAAGAAAATCCAGATGGTACAGTAACTATATTCAATGCTAATAACCTACAAACTGGTTTTTCTACTATCGAAACTTGTTGTGAAAAATCTGGATATGAATTTGATATTGAAAATCGTAAGTGTCTTTGGAAAAGTACGGAGTGTGAATTAGACGATTTTAAACTTATTATAAACCCAAAGGGTAATACTAGTGCTTTATTTGATGTTGATGAGAATGAAACTTGTTGTTTAGACGTTTCATTTGATTATAAATTTAAGTTTGATTGTGATGTCTTAGAAGAAGCTATAAATGGGACCTCAACAGAGGTACAAGTAAACACTGAAAAGGTAATTGTATTAGAAGAGGAAATAACTAAAATTGATATTCAAATCTCTAATATTAGGGAAAGAATTGCATCACTATCTAACATACCTTTTGTTATTGAATGTACTAACCCATTTGAATTTAATGAGGGTATAATATTTAAACCATTTACATGGGGTTCATGGGCAAACCCACCTATTAATTGGTCAAACTTATATAATAAGACACCTAAGAGTAGTTGGAGTGATAATATACCACCTAACTCTTATAGTATAGCTTATTACAACCCAACTTCAAGTAAGAAGTTTTGTTTAACTGATGCTGGTTTATCTATTTGGTTTTCTATATTAGGTTCTAGATATAATACTTGGGTTAATAGTGATGGAACTAATACAAGTATCTATGATTGTACAGACGTTAATAATTTCCAAAGAGAGGCTTCTATTTCTTCTGAAGAACTTTATACACCTAATTGTAGTTATACGATATATGATAAAGCTAAAGCTAATAAAATAATTGCGGAATTAGAAGCAACGTTAAAAAGGTTAATCGAAACTAAGGAGAAAATTACTGAAGAGCTAAAATACCTAGAA